TGATTTGCTGGGGAATCTACAAGACTCAACTCAACCAAATCATAATCCTTAATAATTCTAATCTGTGAGTCTGACTTCTCATCGTAACCGTCATCCCACTTGTTCATTCGTCCACCAATAGAAAAACCAGTTAAAGTTCCATCGAGAACTTTCTCCCAAGTATCTTGTGCACCCTTTGAAACATATGCAGAAACGAATACGCCCTTATAGAACTTCTTTGTCTCTGGATCGAAATATTTATCTTCTTTAAAGTTAACCATCTTGCCTACTGCTAATGGCTGGTGCATTTCTCTAATGTTCCCACGAAATTTTGCGAAAGCATTCATAGATGCCTCGGATGTAACAATATCCATCTGCTTGTCAAGGTTGTCTAGTGATGCAAAACCTGAAACGATACGACGCTCTTTGTCTACCTTATTAAAAGGCATTGAAAGACGAAGATTTTCCCCATCTGAATTCCAATGGGCCTTGGATATATTGCTCACCATTATATTATAAACCCCTTTTTATACATATATCACATATTGGACATATTGGACATTATGGAGTTTGTCGTCCCTCTCCCTTTGGTGCCCTGCCAGCAACTGTTGAGGTGCTATCAGAATTTGTATTTGTTCTTTCTGCATCTCTTGATCTTGTTGTTCTTGCTTCCGCCGATGCTGCTGGGCTTAGATCTAAGACCTCATCGCCACCATCTCTCTGTGGCATATCCAAAACAACTCTTGCTTCGTTAGGGGTCATGATCTGATTCTTAACATAACGCTCAAGGATTTGAGACTGAGCAATTTCGTCAGTAAGTGTTAACTCGTTAAACACAAATTCAATAATGTCTGTTTTTTCACGAATGATTTTATTGATCATTTTTTCAAGTTGTCTTTGGGCTGGTCTTGCAACCTGCTCCTTAAAGGTACGATCCTGTGCAAGTGCTGCTGCAATAGATCCAGAATCGCCACCCCCAAGTTTAGACAGTGGAACTTGATGTGCTACAAGGATATCATCACGGTTTTGCTTACGATACTCTTTAAATGAGCCGTCCTGTATACCGTCTTCGATGGGCTCCATCTTAAATTCAACCTTGTTGTTTTCGCTATCACCTGGAAGTGGAATATACAGCGTTCTGTGCGATTGCCCCCTGAGACTTGTCTGCAAGAATCTAAACATCTTGTCTTCTGCATCTCCAGAAAGTTTTGCACCCTTTAACGTTACAACATAACGTGGTACTGCCTTGTTTGCAAAATAATCAATATTGTATTGTGAGGCTAATGAATCTCCGTGCAATGAGTTGATAGCCGACATAATGTCTGGCACTCCATAGAATGTGTTTAGAGGTGAGTATTGCTTAAAGTGAATAATCTCGTTTGGTCTAGCATCTGTTGTTAGTGGATTTTGATTCTTTGCTCCAAAGTTACGGAAGTAAACAATCTTGTTTCCAATGATTTGTACGTATCCATCCTTTAGTCTTCGCACTCGCATTGTTGTTGCTGGTATATGTCCAACGTATCCAATTTCTCCACGAGTAGTTCTTCCAATTTCTAAATATCCATTTCCTGTTGACTGTAGGTCTGTGTAAACCTTTTCCATTGTTGCAGTAAAAGAATCATCATCGTTAAGAGACTCTAACCAGTCACGCATTTCAATCTTTGCTCGTTCAATTCTCTTTCGTGCCTTCTGTGTTGCACTATTATCTTCTGATGCTTCAAGTCTCATCATTGTTCTTGGAGAAACCTTGAACTCATAACCAAGTCCAACGATGTTCTCGACCTTAGCATCAATTGCTGCGTGGTTTGCAAATGATGTGTCATAGTAGTTTGCCAATTCATAAAGGTTCCATGGTGGTGTAATAACATCAAACATTCCATAGCCGTTTACATATACTAGCCCTGGGTTTATTTCTTTTGATTGTGCTCCATCAATACCGCTTTTTCCAGCAAGGGCTGCAGTTGTATATTGTGTTGTTGGCTCAACCATTTTGGTTGACATTCTGCTTGTTCGTCTTTTAAAGTTTGAATCTAATCCGTCTAAAGTTTTTAATGTTTCCCAATTACCCTTGAATGGGTCTGAATTTGCAAATGGTTCATCTTTCTTTTGTGCATCATCAATTCTTGCGCCGATTTCATACTCGTTATCTTGCATGACTAGTCCTCATCTCCATACTTGGCAATTGTATCCTTTGCTGCCTGAACAGCGCCAAGGTCGTTTAGTGAAGGAATTAGTCCAGCCTTTAGGCGATCAACTTGCTCTGAATACTCTTCCTCTGTTACTCTTGTTAGTCCTGGAACAAATACGCATGTACCATCTCCTGGATCTCCGTAATACATGGCAGTCTTTTTTAGTTCTGCAATTCTAGAAATATCGTTTTTGTCTGATGGGATATTGAGCACTGAGCCATTGCCATCTGTAAACCACTTACCGTTTGCCTTCTTGTATACATAAAGGCCCCAGTCATAGTTCTTTTCAATGACTTGTCGTCTAACATTCTTTACAATTGGTTGACCAGTTTTTGGGTCTATTAACGAATCCATATCCATAAGTATACCATATCACACTGGATCTTGGACGAACTGGTTCCAATTTACATCCGTAAAGATTGTATATGCGTACTCTCCAAAACGAACTGGCCTATCGTCATCGATAATTATCTTATTTGTTCCCGTATAACTCTTATAAACATCTGAAGGATTGACTCCATAATAACTTGTTTCTGATAAAACAAGCACCTTATTCCAGTTAAACGATCCACTATCCCAAAATTCCCAATCAAGTCCATATGCTCCAAGAACCTTGACTCTAAACCATGGTCTTTCTGCTATGTTCTGTACCTCTTGCAGATTGGTAGATTGGTAGTAAGATATGCTGTTGAATAGAAGTGGGCCAGTGAGTCTTACTGCCCCCTCAAAAAATGAAAAGTTTAGACTGCTTGAAAAGTTAATTCCAAGGAATCCCCACTCTTGCAGAGTTATTACGGGCTCCTTTACAACCTTGCCATTCCAATAAAATCCAATACCATTCTGAACAAGACCAGTTTTTGCATCGATTGCATAAATCTTTGCTCTTCTTCCAGACGGATCACACGCAACCATATAAAATTTTATGTATGAATCTTTACTTTGTACTTCAAATATTTGTGTTGGGGCATATGGGAAATAGTCTCCATCAAACCTAACAGCCATCTGCATAGCAATAACTTTAAAGCCCTCAGCCCTGCTTTCATTTACAGGAATAACAAGCCCCCTATTTACAAGTGGATCATACTTTCCTTTTAACTGAATACCGCTTGTTTTGGTTAAATATAGATATGGAGATGATCCAGTATAAATTGCAAAAGGGTTGTTCTTTTTAAAGTTGTAGTAAATCCCAGTCTTTGTGTATGGATAAATTGATGTTCCAAATCTTGTTCCAATAGGGCTTGCATCAGATTCGTTAAGTGCTTGTGAGGCATAAGAAAGTTTTTTAATTGAAACATTGCTAGTTGATGAATCTTTGACATTTATTTCTATATGTGTAACAATTGATAAGTCATTAAAGTCAACACCGCTTGGTGGATAAATTATCATATTGTCAACAACCTCATACTTTGTTGTCATCCAGTCTGACCCAGGAATCAAGACTCCATTTCTTGCTGGTCTTTCTGTTTTTGTAAAATAAAAATATGTTTGATTTGCTCCCAGTTCGGTATATTGAAAAGTAACATATGTCTTTACAATTGCGCCATCTGTATCATATCGATAATCTTTTGCAACTCTATTTTTTAAATCCTCGTAGTCATTGTACCCAGTGAATAAGTAGTTATCTAGTGACTCATAAGTTCTTTGAACTGGAACTCCATACTCATTTGATAAGTCTGCATATGTCCAGCCTGGAGCATCTGTTTCTATTGCTATAGTCTTTGATGGTATTGGATAGTCAATGTTGAACTGAATAAAATCAAGATCAAAATATTGATCTCCTCTTCTATCAAGAACAGACTCTGCAAAATATGTTAGTGGCAGTTGATCTTCCCAATATGCGCTTGCTGAGATTGTAAGTTTGTAAGTATCAAATACCGTATCTGGCAAAAGCGTATAACTTGCTACATGATCTAAAAGAGAGTCTTCATCAGGGACTACAACTCCTCCTCCAGATATTGCACCGTTTACGGTATAAGTTCCAACAGGGTTTTGTATAGATGTGGTATCCAAGCCTCCATCTATATTAATTAGTTGATTGTTTTGATAAACTGCAAACAGATCTTCATTCCAAATTGGAACACCTATCTCGTTAAATAGAGATCTAATCTTTTGAAAGTTATACTGTGTGCACAAACCTATGTTGTAGATTCTTCCAGTAAATGTTGATGTACCGCCTTTATCTCCACCAATGTACATTCTTAGGTCTGAGAGTGAACCGAAAAAGTTAGATGCTGGATTTCCAAATCTTGCTACGAATGATGGGATATTTAAACCTATGTCTACTACTTCTCCTGGTTCAGCCAATAAAGGAGAGTAGAGAGTTTCTGAAACACCATTATAATTAATTACATAAGATATTTGATTATTTAAAAGTTGTATTAAGAAATAACTGCCTGTATTTTCTTTTTCAATTCTCACTAATGTCTGAGCAGATGCAGATGTTTGTGGCAACTTGAAGCAGCCATAAAATGCTGATATTGGAGAACCCATAAAGTCAAAGTTTTTAAAGAACATGTATCCAGAAACTGAGTTCCATGATGCATTTGGCTTAAAAGAAAAGAAGTCTCGTGTATCTGTTGACTGAACCGCTTTACAGTCTAAAAACAACTCTTTTTCTGTTTTTGATGACAAAACTATTTCTGGAAGAGGGTGAGATAAAACAGAAAGTGATCTACCTGTTAAAGAAACATTATCACTAAATCCTTGGCTCCAAGAACCAACTTTTGGATAAGAGTAGTTTGATGTGTAGTCTGCAAATGAGTAATCAATAAATACCGATGTTCCGCTATAAGATGTATTAATGTTTTCTGGAATATCTACACCTTGACCAAAGACAAATCTTCTTTTTGCAACCGCTGTTGCTACAACATAAGGATAAATTCCAATACAGTCTATCTCTATTGGATATATGTCCTCATATGCATAAAATCCTATCCAGTCTTGATCTTTTCCATTTTCATCTATCATTGAAGGTAAAGAAAGAGAGTCTGTTAAATAGTTTAAAGAAATAACCTCTTGACCATTTATAACAAGAGATGCAGTGTCTTTGCCAACACGCATGTGAACAAGCATTGGTCTTGTCCATTCGCCAACATAGTATGCACTATATTCGTTTCCTATCTTTAATCCTATAGATGGACCATCTACATAGATTCCATCGTCTGAGGCAATCGGTCCAATAATTCTTTTTCTATCATTGCTATAAGAATTTATTCTAAGCCAAGTTTCTAGTGTGTACTGTCTAAACTTTCCAGACTCATTTAAAATTCCGACTCCAGGAACTATAAGAGATGGATTATTCCCATTTGGATACATTGTTGTAAGACCAGATGTTCCATATACAATTGGAATACCTGAATTTTTGGCCTTAAGCATATTGTCAGAAACTAAATAATATGCATCTAATTCTTGCAAACCGTAGCACTTTGATACTACTCCTTTTTGTGGTGCAAGAGATATCGTAGATGGAATATCTGTTGGTATCACGCCAAGAGAGGTGGAAGCAAACTCTTCTGACCACTGACCAAGGCTTATTCCGTTTACCAAAAAGACATCTTCTGTTTCTGAGCCACCAATAAAGTTAATCTTAAAGACTAGCCTAAAACTAGTATCGTCTGGTGGAGTATCGAATGTCTCAGAAATAAAAACCCAGTTGCTATTTATGATTGTGTCATAATTTTTTAAGTGAGTTATGTCTTGTCCACTTGTAGTGTCTGTGTACTGATATCCGATCTCAAATCCAGCAATATATGCGCTTTCTGAATAGAAATAGCCTGCAACAGAAAATGTTCTTAGATAATCATTAAGATCTCTTAGATTCATTATGTCATTGCTTGTTGCAGTTATTGATGCTAACTCATTATCTGTTGGTGTTGCAGTTATCTTACCAACATAACTATTAATGAATGGCTCATCAACTGACTCAGTGTAGTTTTCATATGTACCGCCAACTATCGTCCAGTTTGAAAGATTTCTATGTGACTCAGAAATCAAAGATACGTAGTCTGCCTTGTCATCTAACGCCCATAGGCCAGTCGGATGTTCAGCAAAGACTTTTTCAGCATATAGGTTTGATGGATTAGACATTATAGGTCTATTTTACCACAGAAGACTACTTGTTTATTTTAATTTCACAGTAGTCTGTTGTGCAGTATGATTCACCTTGAGCCTCAAGATTATCTACACCGTCGTAAATTGCACTAAAGTCAATGTGCTTCAACTTACCAATATACGACTCATACTGCTCTTCAGTAATCTGAGTATATGGTTGCTGTGGATAAACAGTATTTCCCATTGGAAGGAATGATACTGCCTTCAACTGTCCCTCGTACATGTGTAGTGCTGGAACAACATGCTTTGACTCTGTTTCCTTGTCAAATGATAGTGTTACAGAAACACCATTGTCTGACCAGTACTTTTGAGCAGTTGCTGCAAGTGCAATCTTCTCAAACAATGTAACATCCTTTTCAGATCTTGGATGGCCTGACTTGATTGGGAAGTAAACTACTGATGTGTTTGCTGATACTACGTCATCTTCGATTGTGTACCCTGCTGCTTTGAAGAGGTGCATCATTGGGTCTGTATTTCCAAATCGAACTGCACGAAGGAAGAAGTTTCCTCCAGGTCCCCAGTGAACTCCAGGAGTTGCACCAGAAAGAATTGAAACAGATCCTGATGGCTTAACAGTTGTTACACGAATTGATTCACGAACACATAGCCATTCTGAATATTGGTGATCATAGTGACGAATCTTGTTATATCCTTCATCCATCCACTCACGAACAATTGGCAAACCTTTTTGATCTGCAAATGATGCAATACCAGTAAGCGATGTACCAATGCGACGATTGCGTTGCATAATGCCATTTGTTTGTGGCCAGTGTGTTGGAACAAGTGTTACAGTCTTTCCATAAAGGTATGCAAACTTCAGGGTACGCAGGAAGTCCTCCTTAGATTCATGACGATTCAAGTGCACTTCTACAAGTGTACATAGT